CGTGACGGGGGTGTGAACGCCGGGCGGGGGGGACTGGGGGGGAGGGGGGTGGGGTGACGGTCGGGGGTGACACGCACCGGGGGGGCCGGGATCCGGGGGCGCCGGTTTTTTCTGGGCCGGGGTAGTCGGTGCGGGACTACTTAAGGCCGCGAATCTCCCCTGATCGGGGCTCTCCGGCCGGCCCGGGCCGGGTGTTCACCAGATCCACGAGGGTGGGGGCGTTTCGGCCGGTTCGGGGCCGGTTCGGGGCGATGACACTTCCCAGTCGCGGGCGGCGCGGCGCCGGGCCGCGGCTTGGCGTTCGGCTTTGGTGGCGCGGGGTCGGCGCCGGTTGCATGACCGGTGGAGGGGCCGCAGGTTGGCGGGGTCGTAGAGGGCGCCGCCGAGGGCCCGGGGCTGGATGTGGTCGAGTTCGAAGGGGTCGCCGGGGCGGATCATGCGCCCGCAGATTTGGCAGCGGGCCGGGAGTCGGGCCGCGGCCTGGGCGCGCAGCCAGGCCCATTGGGGACCGAGTTTGGGCATGGCGTCCATTGTCGCCTCCCATGCCACGTGGTGTAATGACTGCGGTGTCGGTTGTAACGGACGTGCCGGATGGTGCGATGTGGCCGCGTTTGGTGACCGGTCGCCATCCGCGTCGGGCCGGGTCGTTGGGGGCCGAGGTGGAGGCGTGGGCGTCCGAGCGGCCCCGGTTGAACCCGCGCGGTGATGGTGGTTTGCGCTGGTGGCAGCGGCTGGTGTTGGACCGGGCGTTCGAGCACGACTCGGCCGGGCGTTTGGTGTGGAACACGGTGGTGTTGTCGGCGCCTCGGCAGGTGGGCAAGTCGTGGCTGGAGCGGCTGGTGTTGGCGTGGCGGTTGCATCAACGGGACCGTTTCGGCGAGGAGCAGACCGGCCTGCATGTGGCGCACAAGTTGCTGGCCGCTCAGGAGGTGTGGCGGCCGGCGGCCCGGTGGGCGTCGGGGGTGTACGGCAAGGGGGCGGTGCGCTGGGCGAACGGTGAGCAGCAGATCGAGCTGCCCGACGGGTCCCGCTGGTTGATTCAGGCGGCCACGGACGGGGCCGGGGTGGCGTTCTCGTTGTCGACGGCGTTGGTGGACGAGGCGTGGCGGGTGCCCCGGGAGGTGGTGGATGGGGCGATCATGCCGACGATGGCCGAGGCCGAGCAGCCGCAGCTGTGGCTGGTGTCGACGGCGGGCACGTCGCAAAGCGATTTGATGTTGACGTACCGGGCGTTGGGGTTGGCGTTGGAGCAGCCCGGCGAGCGGGACGGCCTGCTGCTGGTGGAGTGGTCGGCGCCGCCGGACCCGGATTTGGATATCGACGACCCGGGGGTGTGGCGCCTGGCGTCACCGTATTGGGACGCCCGCCGTTTGGAGCGGGTCGCGGACGCCCGGGGGAAGGTGTCGGAGCGGGTGTTTCGCCAGCAGTGGTTGAACCAGTGGGTGCCGACGGTGTCGGAGCCGCTGTTCGACCCCGACGTGTGGGGCGAGTGCCGGTGGGAGGGGCGTTTGCCGGCCGGGCCGGTGGCGTTGGGGGCCGACGTGGCCGGCGACCGGTCCCACGCGGCGATCGTGGCCTGTTCGGGCCGGGTGGTGCAGGTGGTTGACGAGCGGGACGGGGCGGCGTGGGTGCCGGCCCGGCTGGTCGAGCTGGGCGAGGCGTTCGAGGTGACCGCGGTGGGGGTGGACGGGTCGGGGCCGGCGGCGACGGTGGCCGACCAGCTGGCCGGCACCGAGCTGGGGGCCCGGCTGGTGGTGTTGACGGGCCGGCATTTGGCCGCGGCGTGCGGGCGGATGTTCGACGCCGTATGTGACGGCACGGTGGCGGCGGTGCCCGACGACCGCCTCGACGGGGCGGTGTTCAACGCCGCGAAACGGGTGTACGGGCAGTCGTGGGTGTTCGCCCGGCACGCCAACGGGGTGTCGGGGGTGCCGTTGCTGGCGGCCACGGTGGCGGCGTGGGCGGCCGACCATGTGCCGGCCCCGGTGGAAATGTCGGCCATATGGTGAGCCTGACCCCGTGGTCGCGGGGGGCGAGGCTGGCCCGGGAGGCGGCCCGGTTGGAGTTGGAGCAGCGGGTCACGGTGCTCAAAGCGACCGACGGGCGGGACATCCTGGTGAACAGCCCCGACGGCTGGGAGCAGGACGCCAAATGGTTGTGGTATTTCGGTCCGGCCGGGGGTGACGGCACCGGGGGGCCGTGGGGAAACCCGCCCCCCGGCGCCGACCCGAACTGGCTGTTCCAGTCGCTGCCGGGGGTGACCCGCTGCACCCAGATCATTTGCGACACCATCGCCGGGCTGCCGTGGCTGGTGTACCAGGCCGACGAGATGGCGGCGGCGTCACCGGACTGGATCACCGACCCTCAGGCCCTCCGGTTGGATCGGCGGGTGGTGGGCCAAACGCCGATCCCGACCCAGGTGCGTATGTCGGCGGTGGAGTTCTGGACGAACTGGATCACCGCCGCCTTGTGGCTCGGCGACGGCTACCTGTACGTCCCGGTGCGGGATTCGGGCGGGGCGCCGGTCCCGCCTTTGTGGCAGCTTCACCCGGCCGACGTGGACATCCGCGACGGCGCCTACTGGGTCGGTGACGTCGAGCTGGAAGAGGGATCGGTTATCCATTTGCGGGGTGAACCGCCCTACTGGGGTGGGCACGGCACCGGGGTCCTGTCCCGCAATGCCCCCGACTTGGGTTTGGCCGTCACGGTGCGCTCGTACACGGCCGGCCAGTACCGCTCGGGGGTGCCGGCCGGGTACCTGAAGTCCTCGCAGCCCCACATGGACCAAGACCAGGCCGACGCGTTGAAGGCGAAGTGGATGGAGGCCAACGGCGGGTCCCGCCGCTCGATCGCCATTTTGAACGCCACCACCGATTTCAACCCGGTGCAGGTGTCGCCGGTCGACTCGGCCCTCGACCAGGCCCGGCAGTGGTCGTTGCGGGACATCGCCAACGCGTTCGGGGTGCAGCCGTACATGCTGGGCGTGCCCGGCGACTCGGCCACCTACGCCAACGTCGAGTCGAGAATGATCGAGCTGCGAGAGTTCACGTTGTTGCCGTGGATCCGGCGGATCGAGTCGACCTTGGACGCCCAGTTTCCGCGCGGCACCAGCTTGAAGATCAAGACGGCCGGCCTGGAACGGGCCGACACCCTCACCCGGTACCAGGCTTATTCGATCGGGGTGGCCGGCGGCTGGTTGACCATCGACGATGTCCGGGCTCTGGAGGACATGGCCCCCCTGGCCATGGACAACCCGTTCCCCGACATGGCCGGCGACCAGATCCCGTCGGCGGGGCCGCTGTCGGCGTCTCCGCCGGTCCCGCCGACGGTCCCCGCGGACCAGGAGGTACCGACATGAGCGAACTGACCATGGCCGTCCGCGACGTGAACGAAACGCGGCGCGAGATCGTCGGCCGGGCCGCCCCCTACGACGAAACGACGTTTCTGGTGGGCGGGGCGGGCGGCGAGCGGCTCATGCGGGGCTGTTTCTCGAAAACGATCAGCGAGCGGGGCCGGCGCATCCCGCTCTGCGTCGGTCACAACCATCGGGAGGCGGCCGTCGGGTTGGCCACGTCGTGGGATGACGGCCCCGATGGGCTGGCCGGGGTGTTCCAAATCCGGGCCGACGAGGACGGCGACCGGGTGTTACGTCACGCCGCTGACGGCTATCTGTCGGCCCTGTCGGTCGGGTTCGAGCCGACCAAGTCGCGGCGGGCTCGGGACGGGGCGACCGAAATCCTGGAGGCGAAACTGCACGAGGTGAGCTTGGTGTCGGTCGGCGCGTACGCGGGGGCGGGAGTGACCGAGGTGCGCACCGCCGACGAGATCCGGGCCGACCTGGAACGTCAGCTGGCCCCGTTCCGGAACCCGCCGCCGATAGACCTTTCCCCGCTGCCGCCTTTCGGGTTAACGTAGTTTTCAAGCACGCCGTCTGGTCCCGCCGGACCCGGCCGTAACACTCCCCGGGGGGAGCCGTGCGGGTCGGGCACCACTCGCACTCGGACACTGCGAACGGTGACCCGCGCAGAAATGGGACCAACAGAATGCTTATCCAGGTCAAGAAACTGACCGCGGAACGCGAGTCGCTGAGCGCGGCCGCGAACCAGCTGGCCGATACGGCGGCCAACGAAAACCGTGACCTGACCGACACCGAGCAGGCATCGCTCACTTCATGGGCGGAACGCTGCGCCACCATCGACGGCCAGCTCACCCTTCTCGGCACCCAGATGGACAGTCAGCGGGCGTACGCCTCGCTCCGCTCCCGGCTGGATTACACCGAGCCGGACCCGCCCCCCCCGTCGAGGGTCCGGCCTGACCAGGTTTTGTCCGCCGGGATGCAAACCCGGGACGGGTCGGGCCTGGAGTGCCGCTCGTGGGGGGAGCACTTCGTCGAGTCGGAGGAGTTCCGCAAATACCGGGGCCGGGGCTCCTCGGAGGCCATCACCCTGCCCGGCATGTTCGACCGGGCCGCGTCGGACCCGATCATGGTGTCGACCTTCCCGGGCGGGCTGCCCCCCTACTACTTCACGCCCACCCCGTGGCAGATGACCACACCTCTGCTGAACGCCCTGGGCCGGGTGACGGTGTCGTCGAACTCGATCGAGTGGTACACGTGGCCGGGGGCGTACCCGGTTGCCGCCGTGGTGGCCGAAGGCGACGCCAAACCGCCGGCCGATTTCACGCCTACCCCGCACACCCAAAGCCTGCAGACCTACGCCCACTGGAAAGCCCTCAGCCGCCAGGCCCTGGAAGACATCCCCCAAATCCAGTCGATCGTCACCAACGCCCTCCAAGGCGGGATCCTGACCGCGCTGGAAACGGCGGCGGCCACCGCGTTGGGCGCGGCGGGGTCGGGGATCCCGTCGATCACGAACACCGACCTGCTGGCCGGGATTCGTATCGCCATCGGCGACGTCCAATCCCGGGGGTTCGCCAACCCCAACGCGGTCCTGCTGAACCCGCAGGACTTCGCGGCGCTGGACATGTCGATCATGGCCGCCACGGTCGCCGGCCCGGTGAGAGCCCAAAACGTGTGGGGCATCCCGGCCATCGCGGTGGGGGCCATCCCGGCCGGCACCGCCTACGTCGGTGATTTTTCCACCGCCGTCACCCTGTTCGCCCGCAACCAGGTCGAGGCGTACATGTCCGACTCCCACCAGGATTTTTTCATCAAAAACCTGCTGGTCATCCTGGCCGAGCAGCGGGCGTTGGTGGCGGTGACCGAACCGGCCGCGGCCGAACAGGTCGTGGTCGGTACCACCATGGTCGAGTCCGGGTCCGCCCCCTCCGGCCAGGCCGCCCCGGCGAGCTCCGGGCGGTAACCCACTGATGCCGGCCACCGTCGCCTCGGTCAAAACCTTCCTCGGGTTAGCCCCGGCCCGACCCGTCGACGACGACGCCCTCGGGGCGGCGGTGGCCGCCGCTAATGACACCGTGTTCACCTTGCGGGCCGACCTGGGCCCGCCCGACGTTTTGGGGGCGACCTGGCCGGCCCGGGCCGATCAGGCCGCCACGCTGTACGCGGCCCGCCTGTACGGACGGCGGGGCTCCATCCAGGGCGTGGCCGTGTTCCAGGATGTGGCCACCACGCTGCGGTCCACCGACCCCGACGTGTACCTCATGTTGGAACTCGGCCCGTTCCAGCCGTCGGTGGTGGCCTGATGGGCGCCAGCTTGGACGCGGGCTGGAAAATGTGCGCCGACCTGGAAGCGGCCGGCGCCCCGCTGGCCACCTGCGACCCCCGCTCGGCCACCCCGCCGTGCCTGCTGATCGAACCGCCGTCGGGGAACTATGAGGCGTGCTCGCTGGCCGGCGAATGGCGGGTGGTGGCCTTGGCGTCGGCCACGGCGAACACCGACGCCTGGTCGGCCCTCGACGACCTGGAGGCCGTCGTGTGGCAGGTGCTGCCGGTCGAGCGCCGCACCTTCGGCCGGTACGTGCTCGCCGCCGACGCCCCGGCCATGCCCGCCTACCTGTTCACCTTCACCCAAGGAGTCGATCTCGAATGACCATCACCGAATCCCGGTTGAAGTCCGGTGAGCTGTCTTTCTCGCCGGGCACCCCTCCCGGCACCCCCACATCGTTCGCCTGTCAGGCCACCAACGTGCGGGTCACCCCGTCCTACGACGACGACGGCGACGCGGTCGAAACGTTGTGCGGCGACTCGATCCCGGCCGGCAAAAAAGAGTCCTGGCAGCTGAACGGCACCTCCATCCAGGATTTCGACGACCCGGCCGGGTTCCTCACGTTCTGTTACACGAACCGGATGACCACGGTGCCCTTCACGTGGGAGCCGAACCAGGACGGCGCCCCCACCTGGGCCGGCAACGTCGTGATTCTGGCCCTTGAGGAGGGCGGCGACGTCAACGCCCGGCTGACCACCGACTTCCAGTTCGATCTGTCCGGCACCCCGACCCGCACCTACGGCACCGGGCTCGCCGCCGAGCAAAAACCGGCCACCGTGTCCGGCACCCAGCTGGTCCCGCCCCCTGAGGCCACCGAGCCGGCCCCTGAGGCGACCGAACCCGAACCCGAATCGGGTACCGCAACCCCCGAAACGGGCTCCGGGCCGGCAGA